TAGGGTCATACTTAGGAAGTGACTTATTAATTCTGTATTCTCTATAACGTTCACACCAGTTCACTATTGTGTCTAATAATCTATAAATTATTCTATCAAACATATTACCTCTACTATACCATATTATTAACTATTTGTCAAGTCTTATTTGACACGATAAAAAGTGCTTTCCCATAGTGTATACCAGTCACTTCTATTCTTACAAATAATACCCTCTATATGTGTATATCCTCTATCTACAGCGTATCTATATCTATTAGAGCCTGTTATAACTCCATATTGTTGATCTGTGCCTGTCCATGGCATTCTATTCCAATAACCCTCTTTTCTAATTACAAGTATAGGATTTTCCATACCTCTCTTGTCTATGTCTTTGAACACGTTACCAAGATATTCCAAGTAACTTTCATCTGATCTATTAGGTAAATCAAACAAGTCATCTAGTTTTAAGAGTTCTTGTTTTTTTTCTGGTATTATTTTAGATGCAGTTAAAGGTCTCATTTAATTTATCATAATTCCAATACTCTAATGTGCCTTTTGTAACATGAGTATTCCATTCTTCTATATTTGTACTAACTCCAGTATTACCTCTTATACCATCTGGATTTACTTTAATGAATTTTACTTTAGGAAACTCTTTCATTAATGTTTCCCATTGAGTAACCCAATTGACATGAGGTATAGGTTTGTTTCTACCATCACCATAATTATCTGTTGATTTGTACATATTGTTTATATTATCTGTATTACTTTTTAAATCATGTCCAATCATATACATTTCTTTTAAGTCTTTGTTTTGATTTAAAGCAATCCACGCACTTGTTGACCCACACGCCCAACCTCTATCTCTACTACCAGGTATCAAGTCTGATAAATTTTTTACCTTATCATCTGGGTTCTGCCAACTTACATAACAACCTGTATGGTTAATTTGTTTCTTTTCTACTTGTTGACCACTAGCCATACGTTTAATTATTCCTACTTGACCAGCAATAGATGACCCATGGAACACATAGTTTTGTCTATCACCTCTTTTATTTTCAATTAACTTAAAATTCTTTTTACCAATTTCTACTTCTTCAGGTGTTAGTCCAGCAAATATAACACTACTATATGTCATACCTGGTACTGCGTTCCAATCTCTTAACCATAATTCATTCTTATCAGCATAACCACTTTGGTATATTTCATGCATCATACCACCATCAACAGAAGTTAATACATCTGGAGTAAAATCTCTATACAGTCCATTACAACCATATATCTTACCATGTGGTCTCAATCTTATTAAATCTACTGGCGATCTACTCTCTCCATTACCTATACAAAATACTCTCTCAGCCATTTACTTCCAATCCTGTTGATATAACAATTCTTGTTTCTTTAGTTGTTGTTTCTAAAGGTTTGTGATTAAGTTTAGAATCCCACACATACCACTTATTTGTTTCTGCTTTAGTAACATAATCATTCTCAAATACAGTTCCTATGTTATTATCTGTTATATACATTAGTGCAGTCAATTGTTCTTTACCATTATCTCTATAATGATTGTGCCACATAGAATTTATAACTTCATTTTCATATGTTACAAATGCCCACAAATGCGTAATAGTTGCTTTAATGTTTTTTGTTAGTAAAGAGTTATATAAACTATCTTTAAATATGTCTATTGATTCATGTAAATATGAATCACTTTGATGTTTAGGGTGTGTACAAGTGGGATAAAATTCACAACATGGATTGTTTTTTATATAAGAAATAATTTGTTCTTGTAGTGTAGAGGTGTTATTAAAGTTTTTGTCTTTTATTTCCATAATCATTTTATAAAAACATCTTTCATAATTAATTTACATTCTGTCGCATTAAAATTTATAAATGGTTTTACTCTGGTAACCTTAAGTGAGATTTCAGGCCATACCACTTTTTCGGTAATTTCTTTATCCCAATTTTTAGTAAAGTTAAGAAAGTGATTGAGCACGACCGCGGTCTGGTAACTAACTTTCCGCTGGATAAGTAAACGTAAGATTCGTGGATGCTGTCCCATGTGTACAGCAAAACCATCATCAAAAGAAAGCTCACGGTTACTAAAGTCATTAACAATAGCACTGCAATCTCCTCTAAAATGGTAGGCAAACGATTCTTTGCGTTTCTTATAAGCCAAGTAAACATCTCTGCCATCATTTTCAAGCAGATTACCAATCCATCTCTTACTATCTGAAAGAAAGTTAGCAACAAAGAAATCAAGTATATTATCTTGTCCATATTTTGTACTTAGTTTGTGAAAGAAGTATCTATCTTTCCGTTTTGTAAATGTGTCAAGTTTTGCGTTGACCTTGCCACCATACTTATAATAATCATAAGTGTCCGATGCAAAGTGTAACTTGATAGCCAAGTAAGTTTTATATACATCAAATCCACCATACATTATACTTTATTACTCTTTCTTATATTTTCATCATACCATAATGGTTGTAAGTTTGTATAATGAAAACACTCTTTTTGTTTCTCAGGTTTACTTAAATCAAAAATAGAACAAGGCATAATATGATCTATATGCCAACCTGTTACCGTGTGATTTTGCCAAGTCATACCTGGTTTAAATTGATTTTCTAAATATTGTTTTAAAAACTCACCTGAACAACCTACCAATTTCATTGTATTAGCTGCTTTTAATTCACCTCGCAATGCGTGATTTAATCTACTACTTAAACACATTCGTATTTTATAAATTGGATCTGTTTTTCTTCTGTTTTTTTGATACTTTCTTGCCGTAGCTTGAATCCGTTTTTTAACTTCTGGTTTTTGTCTATGAGCTTTAAAATGTTCTTTGTATTTTTTATGATATTCTCGTTTTCTAATAGTCTGTTCTTCGAGTTTATCTGGATTATCAGCGTAATATTCTTTTTGTTCTTTTAATATTTTTGCTCTATATTTTATATAATATTCTTTACGATAGTTTTTTACCCAAGCTTGATATTTTGGATTATTTTTACGGTAGTTGGTTTCCCATAATTTTCTTCTTTTTGTTTGTTCTTCTGTTTTTGGTTTACTATTATATTTCTTATCTCTTTCTGCTTTTTTTGCTTTAAAGATAGGTCCTTTTATAGGGTCATTTAATATTCTTTGTATGTATCTTTTATAACGTTCTTTACCTTTTTCACTTTTAGAATATTTTAATCTATAACTTTTTAAAGCCTCTTGTTTTTCCTCTAGTGTGTGATATTTTTTAGGTCTTCCTACCATAATCTACCATACATTAAATTGGTAATACTCCACATTTAGGTATCTTCAACATATTTAACCTTGAAGCTTCTACCTGTATTTTTTCTTTTAATGATTTTGAAATTAATGATGATACTTGACTTGTATCTAAACCATTTTCATCACAATACCACACAACAGCGTCCATGTGTGTAATTCTTTTCTCTTTTACAATACCTTCAATCGTCAAACTAAATTGTTTACTATTCATTGAAGTCCGATCTAACTATATGTTTTCTTAAAGCTCTTAACAATCTTTCCATATTATCAATAATATCAATTAGACCTTTATCTGTGATGTAATGCTGTTTGTCTTTTAATTTATCGTATTCTTTTAATGAAATCTGCACCATTGGGGTTGGTGGACTAGCTTCATTTTCATAACTTGCGTCTTCTGATCTATCGTCTGTCATTATATACTCCTATTATATAAGTGTAGGTTACTTACTCTCGCTTTCACCTACACAGTTGCAACTCTATTAATATACCACACTTTTACATTATTGTCAAGTGTCAGTACCACTTAATAAATTTTTATTCATTATCATATCAAATGTTTGAAATATCATACACTTGTATGGATCGTTTGGTGATTCTGCTACTGCTAATGTTTGGTGTTTATCGTTTATGTAATATTTTATCGCAAATACTATTTCACCATCAGGATCAGCACCTTGTTTACCAAAACTTACATTGATAGCTGTAAACTTTTTATCTTCTATATACTTATCTACTACTATTGGTAACCCACACATCATTGGCATTGACATGCTAAATAAGTCATAC